TTGACGTCATGGCGCTTAATGATGCGGGTAATATGTGGATGAATTCAATGCCAGGAAAGCCGACTGCCCCCTTTCCCGCCTTTCCAGCACGCAAGTACGAGCGCGATGACGGGAAGCTTACGTATGTGCGCCCTGATCTAAACTTCAACTACGTGTACGATAAAGACTTTATCGGTTCCCAGAAGTTGCCTGATTGGGTTATGCGCCGGCGTATGAAGTCGATGGGTCCTAACCCTCTGATCTTCGTTGTTGTTCTGGCAGCTGTTGCTTACGCCTTCACTCGGATGAAGCGCTAGAACTGGACAACCTTGGGCGCCACCACCTTTACCAACTTTTTTGTCAAATTTTCTTTTTCGTTTTGGGAACGTGTTTCCAGGTTGGGGCAATAGTGCACCTCAAGCTGAATGCACCTCGCACAGAAGTTGCCCTGGCACTCCTTGCATGTCAAAAACTTCGGCTTGTGTGGGCATTTCCACCCAAGGCTCGGGGCAGTCTTCATCCTCTAGTACTTCGCAATGTAAGTTTCCTTGGTAGGGCTCGTCCCACACAACTTCACACAACCCTTTTTGTCTAGCACCCTCTACCCGACTCCAAAAGTCTTGCATGGTTGCTATATGTTTCTCGAACCAAACGCGGTCCCTCTTGACGCGAGTAATCATGAAAATTTCTGGAACTTCTTCTTCTGCTGGACGAGGGACATTCCCGCTCTCTTCACAGGGGCCCTTGGTCTTGACCTGCTTGGTTGTTGCTGGCCGGTACTGGACAAAATCACAGTCTTCAAAGTCGAGAATCTCCAGCAACAGCTGAATCTGAGGGAGATAATGCTCAGGAACTTTGTCCTCAATCTTGCGAGTCAATGGGCACTTGATCTCTACCAAAAGACCGTCTTCCGTGATGCCGTCGGCCGAACCTCCAAGAAAGGGATACTTGGGGTGCTGGACCAGGCCAATTTCGTGAGTCTTTCGGCCGGTCTTGGCGTCATACAAATCACGGGCAACGGGCTCCAGGAGAGTACCGTGAGCCGTTGCTGCGTTCCCGGCCCAGGCTTTTTTGAGAACTTTTTTTACCAAAAGATCATCTGGCTTTTCGTAGCGGTTGTGCCCAAGGGCGCTCGCCACGTCACTCGCCGTCAGCATATTCTCGCGCAGGGCCAGCCATTCTTCACTTCTCTGCTCGAAGTACTTTCGGTTCAAGAGTTCCTTGACCTTTGGATCCATTGACTTTAAACCGCTTGTCCGTCTTAAGTAAGAGTTCGGCTGCGTTTTGTTCCGCCTGCTTTTTGGTACTTGCGTAGCCACAACCCATCTTCGATCCATGCACTATAAGGGACACTGCAAATATTCCATTGACGTTCCCTTCAACTTGATATTCAGGCAAGTCAATCTTCTCAGCCTGGCACCACCGCATGAGTTGGTCCTTGTAGTTGTCGTCCAGGTTCACGTCAGTCTCAACTTTTTCAAAAGATTTTAAAATAAATTGTTTTGCATAAACCATCCCAAGGTCAAGATATATGGCGCCGACAAAGGCTTCAAAGACATCCTCGAGAATCTTGGGGTTTGTGTTCCAAGCGTTTCGGATTCCCTTTTCATCCATGAGAATCCATTTATCAAAACCGAGCTCTTTCGCAATCTCGGACAGAGTTGTCCCGCGGACCATCTTGGTTCGGGCCTTTGTAAGAAAACCCTCCTGCTCCTTTTCGTGACGATCAAACAGCCACTTTGTGACTACGAAACCCAGTACAGAATCACCCATAAATTCGAGCGTTTCATACGAAGACTTGAGAGTCTCGTAACGTTTGAGCGCTGATTTATGCGTAAATGCTCTTAGGTAATAATCTGTATTTTTCACCTTGGTTCCCACAAGTGCATCCAAGACACTTCTGGGAGGACCGGTCGGAACCTCCATCTTTTGTTATTACACGGGTTATATTTTTAAGTGGCTGAGCAGAGTACGGAACATGTTCGCGAAACATTCTACTGCGCGGCCACCTTCTTCACCTTTGGGCGAGCGGGCTTGTCGGCTGCGGGCTCCTTGGGCGCCTTGGGCTCCTTCGGAGGCTTCGTCTCCTTTGGCGCCTCCTGTTTTACGTAGTGCTGGTTCAGAAACTTCTGAATATTCAGAAACGTAATCTGTGTACCCTCAGGAGGACTCAGCAGAGACTGCAGGGGAGCATCCAGGGCGATGTTCTGGCCCTTCTTCAGCTCCTTCTCAGTTACGTAAGCATTCACCGCCTTGGTTACCTGGGACCGAGAGATCATCTCATCGGGGCCCAGGTTCAGGAAAGAGCGCAGGGCATCAGTTACAACCTGTGGCTTGTTGAAGCCATTGTTCTTGGCGCGAGCCTCCTTCTTCTCGCCAGTCGGGTCATCAATATCACCCAGGACCTTGCGGACCATCTTCCGCAAGGCCTTGAGGTCCTTCTGCACCGCGGCAATATCAAGAGCAAGAGAGTCAAGGGTGGCCATTTCTACTATACAGGGCCCCCGAGTCTTTATATGAGAAATAGTGCCATGAGAACCATAACCCCGACGAGAAAAAGTAACCAGAAGAAGCGAGTATGATGGGGCGGGCCATAGTTGGGCCTTGTGATTGAAAAAGGTGCTTCATATTTGAACTCGGTTGCTCTTTGGCTTGTCATCAGGTTTAGTCCAAAACCAGGCGGAACGCCAACTCCAGTAGTTGCCTGAAGTTGTTTGAGATTCGAAGGCGGTGATCCGCTACATTTGGGCTGACAGCATCCAGGATCACATGGCCGGACAATCCCGTCCGCCTTTCCTATCCAGCCACAGAATGTTCCTTTGGGTCCAGGTAAACATTGGCAGTCTATACTGCACATTAATCTTAAAGAATATTTTAGTTACTAAGGTATAATGGAGTTTGGATCGCCTCAGAAGCTTCCAGATGGTCGTTATTTCCTGAAGATTACCGGTCAGATGATTCAGCTGAACAACGTCAAGGTCCAGGAGGGCTTCACTTCTACGTCTGTGACAATCGAGGTTCCTGAGGAAAAGTTCGTAGCACTAGATGAGGAGATCTTGGCCAAGGCCAAGGAGTCCAAGGTGGCTTGGTTTGGCCGGGAGCTCAGCGACGAGACCATCCAGGCCGCCTTCCAGGGCAGCATCACAGATGGCACTCTAAGCGCCAGTCTGGCCAAGTTCAAGGGCGAGATTGTTACAAAGGTTTTTAACAGTCAGAAGGAGGCTATCGAGCTCTCTGCAGTAGAGCCCGGAACCCAGTGCGATGTGTTTGTGGAGCTGTCGGGTCTTTGGTTCCTGAAAAAGTCCTTTGGTCCCGTGTGGCGTGTCATCCAGGCACGTGTCCGCGGCCCTCCCCGGGCGCCCTCTTTCCCAACTCAGTGCCTCTTCGAGGACGAGGACGAGCCGATGGTGGACGATCCGTCAGACTATGTTGACTGACGCCAGAAAAAAGTATGCACATAATAACAAATGCCTCCCCGCAAGACTGTCGTGGCGATTGTCCTGCTCGTGGTACTTTTGGCCGCCCTATTTTGGCCCAAGCCCAGTTACTATGCTGGCCCTATGGGCGCCGACCTGGATCGCCCAGGCGCTACATATAACGCGGCAGCTGCAGGCCCGATGGCGGCAAACAACATAGATTATGACGTGAGTGCCGCAGGCCTCATTCCGCGCGAGATTACGACCATGGAGGACTTTGGTAAGTTTTCCCCAGACGCAATTCTGCGCGGCCAGAACTACCTAGATCCGCGTAGCCAGATTGGTTACCCCGAGACTATTGGTGGTGTGCTCCGCAATGCCAATCGCGACTTCCGTTCCGAGCCCATCAACCCCCGTACCCCAGTATCCATCTTTAACCTCAGCACCATTCCTCCGGATACTATGCGCCCGCACTTTGAGATTAGCCCCGAGTACCAGTAAAGACGCGTCCTCTTCTGCTCATTTCTTTCATAACAAATAACAAATGGATTTCTCGGAAGCCATGAAGGAATGGATTGGTCTGAAGCTCACGTTGGCGGCTGCACGCCAGGATCTCTCAGCACTCAACAAACGCGAAAAAGCCCTCAAGGCGCAGATTACTCAGCACATGGACCAGAATGACATCGACACGGTCAAGGTCAAGGACACTGTCAAGGTTAACCTCAAGAAGAAAAAGTCCAAAGGAGCAATCACGAAGCAAGTTATTCGTACAGGTCTTTTGAACTTTTTTAATGGAGATGGCGCCAGGGTCGACCAGGCCATAGAGGCCATAGAGGCCGCGGCGCCAACGAAGGATGTGTCGACCGTCAGTGTAACTGGACTCAAACCAGAAAAAAAATAAATACTTTTATTAAATGAAGGCGAGTAAAGTTCTCCCATGGCTCATCTTCAGCCTGGTTCTTGTGCTCGCATGGCTGACTATCGGGTCTTCAGGATATGCCCAGGCGCCCCTAGGTTATATTCGCGGCCCAGACGGGTGGGATTTCCCTGGTTCCGACATCAAACACATTCGTAACATAACGCGCCGGAATTGTGCAATAGAGTGCTCGAATGACCCCAAATGCGAGGGAATTGTCCGCGACCCCAAGACGAAGGATTGCTGGCTCAAGACTGATATGGTGATTGGTGACAAGAATCGCAACAGACGGGCGTTTTTCAGAATATAATGGGTTAAAGTTTATAATCTCTATGAAATTAACTATAATGGGTCTCGGTGACGAGTACTCGCGCGACGCTCTGTTCAGGCGGCCAGACCAGGAGGTCCAAAACTCCGACTCTGACCGTGAAGAGGGCCCTGAGCCTTTGCACCCAGAAGACTGGGAAGCAATGTTTAGTGATGAAATTTATTCCGATGTCACAACTATTCAGGCGTTCGTTTACGACGGGTTTCACCGCGTGAAACGCCGCTACGGAGTAGTTGAATACACGAAACTTCTACATGAGTCGCACCTCTTCTGGTCTGACTGTGCCATCCGCCATTCCGTCATGAATCTGTGGCGCAAAATGCGCTTCAAGAATATGTTTGATCCTCAGAGTTTCCAGAATTGGCTGGAATATTATATTGAGATAAAGTAAAATGAAGTCTTTCCTGACGGCTGCCGTCATTTTGGCCATGATTCTCTTCCTGTGTTTCTCAGGAATGTCCCAGTATGAAGATGTAGCCATTGGTGACAAACTATGGGATCGCCGTGTCGATACAGACTTTCCGAAAAATGACCTCAAGGACATTATGCCAATCACTCATCACACGTGTGCCCGTTTGTGCGCAGAGACTCCGACCTGCAAGGGGTTCGTGCGCGATCCCAAGACCCAGCAGTGCTGGCTCAAGGGCGACATGAGCAAATCAGTATCGGCAACGGGTCGCCACGGGTTTATTTTATTGTAGACCTAAAGTAAATGCTGCCTGACCTTGCTGCACCAAAGGTGGCTGTCCCAGCTACACTTTTCATGATTAGTCAGGTTTCGGAAAGTACGCACGGTCTCGCGTTTCTCCTGGTTCCTATTCTTTCCTGGGTCATAATCAAATACGTATTAAAGCACAACGTAACAACTGCCGACATCATAGTCCCGGGAGTCCTCACGCTCGTTCTCGAACTCGTGCCCTTGCCCTTTGACGCGCCGACCGCCATAGTTAGCAAAGGGCTCGTGTTCCTTTTGGCGTTTTCTTATTTAAGAATTTTGTTTCCTGCCTACTACTAATGAGACCCAAGAACCTCGTCATAGGTCCAGGGGCAATGGCTTTTTATTTATTTTTAGGAAAGTTGTCACAGATTGATACTTCCTGTGTCCGAGCATTGAGTGGTGCGAGCTCGGGCGCCATCCTCGCGCTTCTCTGGGTCGTCTTTAAAGGAGACATTCCAGAAATGCTCGATTTTTCCGTCAAGGCTTCTGTCAAGGCTGCAATGAGACCAAACATTAAAAATTTATTGTTAAATTTTGGATTGGTTCCAGTTGAACGCATTCAAAAACTTTTTCAAACAATATTTTTAAAAAGTTTTGGAAAACATGACATGACCTTTGAACAACTCCACCAGGTCCGTCCGGTTGATTTGTATATTTCCGCTTTTTGTGTTGACAGGTGCGAGACGGAATATTTTTCATGGAAGTCCCACCCGAAACAGTCGGTGATTGATGTCCTCTGTGCGTCAGTCGCCGTACCCCTCCTCTTTTCTTCCGTGCTGATCGGCCCGTGGCGCTATGTGGATGGCGCGACCCAAGAAGAGGTTCCGGCCATGCCCTTTATAGGCATGGACCCTTCAGAGACTCTAGCGATCCGCACGACGCCGTCCCCGCCCAAGCCTACAAAAAATTTAGCAACTTTTGTAATGAATTTATTCAGTTCGGCTCTTCGGCTGCGTCACAAGTGCCCCTTTCAGGCGTATCATGTGGATGTCTCAAAGGTTGATGTGTTTGATTTCGGTGCAGATCGCCTCAGACTCTTCTGCGACGGACAAAAATCTCAGACTCTAGTAAATGCAGCACACCATCCGCTCTGGCCACGTGCGGAAGAATGGATCGAAACGCATATACGTAAAGGCGAGCAAGGGCCGGAAGGCTTATTCGTACATACGGAAGGCGAGCAAGACGCGCGTCAAGGCAGTACCAGCCTACGATGTGGGGACTGCGGGCCAGCCCCTGCGTCGCATAGGCCCCCTCAAGAAGGGGATGTTGACGCGTTATGGCTATCACCCAGTTGAGGCCACCAAGGACCGTCACAAGGCGCTCAGCAAGGCGGTCCACACCGGCAAGGAGGAGCCTCGGGCCGTCGTGCGCCGCCTCGTAGCCATCAGCACCCTGACAAAGGGCCACCTGCCCCGGGCCAGCCGCATCTACAAGCAAGACTCCAAGTGGGTCCGCGCCAAGTTTGCGAGCCGCTTCAAGACGGATCCTAAATATAAAGTTGTTAAAAAGTAAATGGCTATAATTCCAGGTCAAACTGGAGGAATACAGTTGGCGGCCGCCATGGGCGGTGCGGCTGTTCGGACGGCCGCGGGTATTCTCGGAGCCCGCGCCGCCGCCCCCCAAGTCACCGTGCAGATGCCACCCGGCGGGCTGAATGCGGCATCCTCTGCAGCCCTCGTGGCACTGGCAACGCAAGTGAGCGCTGATGTGGCATCCTGGATCGCCCGGGTCTCTCCATATGCCCGGTTTGGATTTTATACTTTCATGGTTCTTTTGTGTCTTACTATTGTTGAAAAGGGGGTGCGTCTTTTTGGCCCACCAATCGTGCAGGCGGCCAAAGCTTTGCTTGTAGTGGCTAAAGTTGGGGTCAAAATGACGGCGGGAACGGCCAAGGTTTTCATCAGACTTTCGGCCAAGGTCATAGCCGCTTTGTACCGGGCCGGCCAGACAAAGGCCCAACAGGCTCTGGGAATGATCGTGAGTGCACAGAATGCGATAGGTCACGGCGTCAAGACTGTTCGGGCCGGCGCGGCGGCTCTCGCCTCTGTGACGCGGCGAGCATCCACGGCCGTCATGACCGCCCTAGGGAAGAGTGCCGCCCGTCTGCGAACGGTGGGCGGAAGACTAAAGAAGGCGCACATCTCTTACAAGAAACGCCAAGCGGTAAAAGCTGAGGAGACACGGGTAAAGGGTCTCATTAGCAAGGTTCGCAAGTCTAACGCACCTCTGACTCTCAAGGAGAAGCAAGAGTACCTGAAGATGGCCCACAAGGCGAATAGCGTGGCGGCCAAGGCTGCCAAGGAGGCCAAGATGTCGGCAAGCGCTCGCCGAGCCCACTCGGCGGCTGGGGCGCTGATGGGCCTAGGAAAGCGGAAGCGCTCTCACTAAATTGTCTTGTACCAGGCCCAACGTAAATCTTCGCATATGCCTTTCCATATCTCATCCTGCCTGTACAACTTTTCTTTGGATTTCAAAAGGGGAAAACAGGGCAAGAATTCATCTTCACCAAGCAATTCACAAAATTTGTACAAAACATAAGAATAAGACAAAAAGTTTTTTCGATCTTTTGGTCGATGTTTATCAAAGGGTTTTTGAATCTGATGAAACATGAGTCTAAGGCGCGCTTCAAGTTCTGAACTCATTGTTGGAGGTTGTATCCCGTTGATAATCGTCGTTATATATGGAACGTGTTCATAAAAGCGCGAGCGGCCCAGTTTCTTGAGAAGGGACTTTACTTTTTCATGCGTAATTTCGGAAAGATCCTTAACTTTTTGCTTTTTGAATTCGGCCCGAAGTTCTTCTATGACTTCAGGAGGAACACTCGTTGACTCCTTGGCCTGAAACTGACTGACCCATTCATTAAAGTGATTTTCACGTTTGTATGAATATACAATATTCTTCTCCATGTCCTGTTCCTCTTTGAAACCCACCTCATCAGAAAGAATATATTCAGTCAACCCACAATTTCTACAAATTTCATCACTCTTTGCTTCGTCCAAAAACTTGGAGTTGCGGGCACCGCACGACCTGCATACTTGATCCGGTATAGAGCACCAAGCTCTTGGGGCGGTCTCGTGCTGTCCCTCTACGTGTACAAGGTACGAGTTGTATATATCCTGACGCTGAACACCCTTTCTCGAGCTGACCTGCACCCCCGCCACCTTCTTTGTGCTAGATTCCCCAGACATTTCCCCATGATGATATTCCTTGATAAAGGGGGCTGTACGGGCCATATAATCATACATTTCACCTTCTATTTCACGTTTTTCTGAATCTGATGCCGCTTCTATCCTAGCCTGAAACTCTCGTACCTTTTCATTAAATCTTGCTTCCATTTACTGAAAATTGTGCGATTTTTTTAAGACTCGTCAACTCTTGGTGCCAAGTAGAACTTTACGTCTCCCAAGTTGGCGATTCCATATCGAAAAACTATTGGCATATTTTCATCTGAAGAGTCTTGCATGAGCTGGACTGATGAGCAGAGTCCCGTGGCCTTTGTGAACATATTGATGTACCGGAGGTTATAGGTCGCTCCAATCTTTTGAGGGAAAGAGTCTGGAAACTCGAGTACAGTCTTTTGGTTGGCAAAGTCCCCCTCACAAGAGAGCTCGAGGTGCTGGCCATCGCGATAAATGGCCATATCTCGGGCCAAATTCCCCATGTCCCTGGCGATCCTCTGGAAATCAATACTGGGCATCGTCGTGATGACGTCCATTGCAATATCTGGCACGTCTAGAATGTCTTCATTTATATCAAGGAGTTTGAGAGTAAATGTTGTTTTAGACTTTTTAGCAGCATTCTCTATTATGCACTCGAGCGTTTCTGTGCCATTGATATTCATCGTGAGAGTGTCCGTCTGACCGACCGACTTGAGGAGCTTGAAAGTGTTGGCCATGTTTAGGCCGGCTGAAATTTCAGAAGTACACGAATATTCTTCAAAGTTCTCAGCCGCAAGAGTCATATGGACCAGAGTGACTCGGGCCGTGTCCAGAGTCAGAATCTTAAGGCCCTCTGGGCTGAAATATACATTAACATCATTAATGATATCTTTCAGTACCTCGAAAATTCCTTTAATAGCATTGGCCTGAACCGTGCGTAGATGCATCCTTTCGGTTTAGATGGGTTTCTTTTTAAGCTCCTACACCTGAAGCATACGCATCTTTAACATCCTTCGACAACTTAGCCTTGAGTTCCGAAGTGAGAATAGGCTGCATGCTCATTCCGTACGACTCTAGTTCAAACATGTCCCGACCGCCTTCACCTCCATCGAGGGTTGCGGTCGTTATCCCTCCTGAAGACCAGTTTTCGATTTCTACTGGTATCATTGACTCGAGCCAGTTGCGGACCTCGGCTCCGACAAGGATATTCCCATCGACCGTCACGAGTGTCGGGACACGCTTTATATTAGGGTTTGCCGGGCGGCCGTGGGTCGACACGTTGTGATAACGGATCATCGGCCCTAGGGTCGGATTTGCCTTGATATAATTTAAAAGTTCAAAAGAATATTGACACTTGTCGCTAAACACCAAGAGCGCCATTGATATTTTGTATTTTTTTTAAAAGTCACTATTAACACATGAAGACAGACCTGGCAATCCTCGGGGCTGTCGCTCTCGTGATGGCGTACTTTTTTTGGAACACCTCTTCCTTGACGACTGCTCGATATGCCGACCCTGCTCCATCTGGTAATACTCCAGTCCCCAGAAGTATAATTCAGGCTATAATCGAAAAGATACAGGCTGGGTCTCCCTGGCTTCAGCCGGTGAATACAGTATTTATAAATCCTCAGACGTCTCCACAAGGCGGCACCGAGTACAACGCTCGCTTCATGTTCCTGGACACCCGCGGGTTCTTCGGAGAGCAATATGACGTGACGGCGACAGTTAGCCCAGAAGGACTCGTCAACCTGCTTAAAAAGACTTTTACAAGTTCCCCCGCACCCGATGGCCCGTTTGAGCGCTTCTCCCCAGACAAGTACCAAAGCTACTCTGACATCAACACGTCCCTGGGACTCCAGCTTCGCCAGGCTCTTCAGCAGACCCGCGAGCTCCCGGGCACGACAGACGTATCTGCGTAGGCTAGGGTATCCTAAACTCGTTGCTCATTGTAATGATATCGGCAGGGGAGATTGCCGAACGAGAAAGAGCTCGGCGAAATATCCGTAAAGAAACTTATAAAAATATTCTTGAACAATTTTCAAGAAAAGTGAAGGCTGCGGCGGAACGTCGCGAGCGATCTGCGACCCTCCAAGTCCCTCCTGTCGTCCTCGGGTTTCCAATGTATCCATATGAAGAGGCTCTTTCGTACCTGAGGAGACAGTTGGTCCTTGCGGGCTACAAGGTTCAGCAGGGAATGGAACAAGGACAGTTTATAGTCACTTGGGAGAAGGCCAAAAAACAGCCCAGCAGTCCCAAAGAGATGGTCGAACCAGGAGAGGAGCTCTTTTTTGGCCTGGCAAATATGCAAAAGGTTGCTGCGCAGTTGAGGAAAAAGTAAAAAAGAATATATTACTAATGGAAGTTCTCAATGACGCAGAGAGACGCTACTCGAGGAAACTCGTGGATGCGATGCTCCCGGAAATCATCGAGGTCCTCGTGACTATATGGGAAGAGACAAAGAAGGAGACAAAGGACAGAAAGTTTGTCGAAAACTATCGCCAGAATCTCCGTAAGATTAAGGGCGAGTGGTCAAACGTCAAGGTCAAAGAGCACGTGTCGAACATCCTCAAGCAGTGTCCTCTGTTCCCCAGGCTCATAGCCGCGGTATTCGTCATACACGTCAAGATTCTTAGCGCCATCCGAATTGATAAATCTTCAAAGAAAATAAATTTAAAGTTGCCGAGCAATGACGTCTTTGTCCACACCTCCTTCATTGAGTGTGCCCGCGACCTGTATGACGACCCTTACATCATCACGGAGGAAAAGACGCCAAGTGAACGCAGGGAGGATCTCACGCGGCGCTTCACCAAGTGCATCCGGGAGACTATCGAAAACCTCGTTCCACTCGAGGCTATAATGGATAATTATTTTCCTAAAAATATTGATGATTTCAACATGGGTGAGGATGAGGAACCTGAAGAGGTCGGGGAGGACTTGATTCAAGATACGCATCAAGAAGAGCCTATGGATGATCCTGCACAGGCCATGGACGCGGCAGAGGCCCAGGGGGGGCCAGAAGGTGCCACGCCGATGGATGGCTCGGAACTCCCCAACCCCGATGAGACACCCGGTGGTTCCAAGACTATAAATGTAACGCCCATTAATCAGACGCCCCACAAGGAGGAGCTCTTTCCAGACGCGCCAGAGGGTGGGAAAAAAGATGGCCCTTAATTCTAACAAATGGATCAATATCTGCGCCAGCCCGTGACTGCCGCCGCGATTGCGGGCGCCGTGGCCGTCGCTTACCTTGTTGCTAAAAACAAGCTCAATGGAAAGGCGAACGCGCCCAACTCTGAATACGCCAAGCCCGCGTTCCTCGTGGCGATTCTTGTCTATTTTATAGTTGCCCAAGGTTCTGGACATCGCGAGTCCGTGAGTCTCGAACCTTTTTGACTTAAAAAATAAAATACTTTTCTTTAAAATGAGTTCCCTGGATGCGTTTAATGAGTTGTACTCTGACTTTATCACAGACCTTGAGGGTGCGTTTCCCGACGACGAGTCCGTGAAGGCTTTCAAGGCGGAGTTTGTGGCGGCCCGTGAGGCGTCTGTTCGGGGTCCACTCGAGTCCTTTATGAAGCTCGACACCAAGGGTCTCACAACCCGTGATGCAGCCTTCATCAAGCAAATGACCTTTGGGCCAGTATGGGATGGCGCGTCGGATCAAGCCAAGCAGGCTATCTGGAATCACCTAAATGGTATTTACATGATTGGGATGACGCTTAGCATGTTTCCTCCAGAGACTCTCGGAGCCATCGAGGCTGCTGCCAAGAAGTGTGCAGAGAGTGGTGCTTTTGATCCGTCAGCGCTGAGTGGTCTTCTTTCGGGTATGATGGGCGGCGGTGGCTTCCCTGGTATGGCTCCTCCTCCTCAGCGTCGCGTCGCAAGTGGCTCGCGCCAGAAAAAAAGTAAGAAGTAAATAGTAGATGGATCCTCAAGAGATATTCCGAAAGGACCGACTTCTTCAGTTCTGGCCGACGGCGACTCAGTCTGCCCGAGAGCGCGTCTCGGCCACAACACGGTTTATAGTGTACGCGATGACCATCTTGTACCTCATAAAGAGAGATAGTCGCATTCTCGCCCTAGGTATCCTGGTTTTGGCGGTCCTATACTTTTTGTACACGAACAATCAGATTCCAGATGGGCAGATTCGACCAGTTCAGGGAGACGGGCGGGCGCCTTATTGGGGTCGCGATACCGTGACTATGCCGACTATTGATAATCCCATGGGAAATGTGCTCATGACTGATTATGTGGATAACCCAGACCGCCCACCAGCAGCCTGGTCGGCGAGCGTAAAAGAGGAAACCTCAAAGGCTTGGGACTTTATCCACCCTTTTGAGAAGAAACGTGATGCTGAACGCAATTTCTATAGTCCAGCTAGCACAACCATTCCCAATGACCAGAACGCCTTTGCCGAGGGTGCCTTTGGGGCCAAGTTTGCTCCATTCTCCAAGGATGGTTCGGGCCTCGCCGATATCGAAAGCGACCGCTTCCACTTCCCAGAAGTGCCCCAGATGCGCGGCGGAAATGGCGGCGGATACGGCGGCGGAAAGTAAGCACTGGAAAAAAACCTTTGCGAATATCAATGGGTCGTACTATGCAAACAGACCACCTGACTCTCCAGCCAAAGATTTGGCAAGGACCCGCAACAATCGTTCTCGATGATGTGGTCCGTGTCGATGACCGGCTCCGCTCACAGACGACCAGCACGTGGAAGGGACAGTGGGGCGAGATGCCCTATGACTTTCCCAATCTGTATATTGGGAATGATCCTTTCCCGACTCGGCTGTTTGATCCGATCAGCACATACAGTAATGACCAGAACAATCGCTTTAATCAGCGCCAGCCATCTGTAGTGCCGTATCTCCAGGTACGGCCAACTCCTTGGGCAGCAATGTCTGGCCCAGGGCGCATCAAGTACATAGGTTAAAATATAAAGTAAAAGTAATATGGACCCATTGGCTCTTGCAGCAATCGTCGGTCTTGTGTTTGCGGGTCAGAGATTCAGCGAGTCTGACCCTCCGCCTGCAACCACTGTACCAATTATGCAAACTCCTCATCAAATAACACGGCTTGATACGGATCTCGCTTCTGATGGAGCTCCGGGAATGCGAGCAGATGCTTTTGGAATGCGTCCAATTAACCCGTCATTTGGACGGAAGATTGGAGATACCTATCTACCTCCAAAAGAGGCGATCCCTTCCCTTCAGGACTGGTCCCCTATGGCCAATCGGTATCCACACGGTCAGCCAGTCTATGATCTGTATGATCGCGAGAATGTTACGAACAAGATGAATAATCTTGCTCCGGTCGAGCGGGTTAACGTCGGCCCAGGTCTCGGCGCAGCCCCGAATGTTCCTGCAATTGGAGGGTTCCAGCAATTCTTCCGTGCTCTTCCGACTAACGTGAATGAGGAGAAGCTCGTGACCCTTCCAGGAGCAGAGGGACCTGCGAGCTACTTTGTTAAGAGTGGCGGCGTCGCCTTTCCCAAGGATGGCCTCATCAATGGCCAGATGGCTCACCAGGCAAAGGTGACCAAGACGTGGACACGCCCTCCCGCCCAGAACAGCGGTCAGGGCCAGGGCATCATTCGGGCTCCGGAGGGTCGCCCAGACCAGATCAAGACTCGGCGGATGACTATACGCGATGAGACTGGCCAGCGCACAGATGGTCTCGAGATGGGCCCTGGTCAATATGCTCAGGTATATCAGGCATATAATCGCAGTTTGACCGATACAAGCCTGCCCCACTCTACAGGGAATCGCGTCAACCCTGATCGGGCCGGAAATGGGCAGCGCATGAATGTAACAGCCAACCCCCAGGGAGCTATTGGCGCTGCGACCCAGGTCCGTGAAGAGTCGATCCCGCTCCGCCCAGGTCCGATGAACCTTCAGGCGAGCGGAGGCGCCGGACCATACAAGCCTGCCGAGAACTGGGAACTCAACAACGCCAAGTC